TTGTTCTTTACCTTTCGCTGCATGTCTGCATATATATTTTATAGCTGATCCCTCTGCAAAAGGCAACCTATTCTTATTTATAAACTCACTCGGCTGCATGGCCATCAATTTATAATGTGATCCTCCAATTTGTTTTTTGTATGCACTTTCTTTTTCCATAACAACCATATTTTTTTCTGGCATATTTTTTACTACTTTTGTTTTCATATTAAAAACTCCTTTCGTTTGTTATTACATTTTACTAAGTATAAATTTTGTATCGTTCTTGTTACACCCACATACCAGACACGATACTCTTCATCTTTTTTGTACACAGACTTATCTGAAGCTTTCATAGTATTTATTGTTTGATTTAAAAATAAGACAACATTAGTTGCTTCTCCTCCTTTTGCACCATGAATAGTAGATACTGTTATTCTTGGTTCTTTATTTATTTTCTCACCATTTGATATCATGGTTCTTAAATAATCTATTTTAGCAGACGCAACGTTTGTAAATGCATCATACCATTCTAAACTATAATTAGGTTTACCCTTTACTTTTTCTAATACTCTTTGCTCTTGTACTTCAGGTACACTCTCTCCTTTTCTTAATTTGTTCCAATGTTCTATATCTTCATATAAATTTTTTGCTATACTATTGCCATCAACTGTTTTAAAAAATAAACCTTTTTGTTTTAATATTTTTGGTATGGGTTTGAGTAAAGGATTTGTTCTAGCTAATATTAACCAAGATCCTTTGGACATATCTATGTCTGAAAATTTATAGACTTCAAATACTTCTCCTGTTTCTTTTTTTGGTAAGTAATCTTTATTCAATCTGTTATCTCTAACTCTAGATATAATAGATAAAGCTTTTTGTTGTACATGACTTGGAACTCTTTCTGATTGTTTTAATGGCATCTCTGTTGCATCCCAATCAATAAAAGAATCAACATCAGCTCCTGCCCAACCAAATATAGCTTGATCATCGTCTCCAGCTATCCATACATCACAGCCATTATCTCTCTCTATTTTCTCAATCATAGACCATTGTATCTTAGATAGATCTTGTGCTTCATCTACAAAAATTACATCAAGTTTATTTTGTATACTTCCTTTCTCTAAGAATTTTTCTAACATATCTGTAAAGTCAATAAGACCATAAGTTTTTTTATAATTTTGTATTTCAGTGTCTATTGCCTCCAGTTTATCTCTTTCTACCTTACCAAGATGCTCATTAAGATCTAATTGTTCTAAAGTTTTTATTTGTTTTACCCTAGCTAAATTTATTAAATTTAAATACTCACTGCTTGATGAAAAAATACCGTTCCATGAGTCTTGTTCATAGGATGCATATTGAATCTGTATACCACATGTCTCTCCAATAGCTTTATAGTTAAGTTCATTCATAACATTTTCTTCTTTTAAACCTAAGTTATTAAAAGCTAGTGAGTGTAGAGTTCTAAAATACTCTACATCTTTTTTACTTAAGTTTGGTCTTTCTTTTAAAAATCTATCTCTTGCTTCTTCAGATGCTTTTCTTGTAAAAGCAAAGTATCCTATTCTATCTAGTGATATACCTGTATCTAAATACAGTTTTACTTTGTCTAGTAGTGTTTTAGTTTTACCTGTACCTGGTGGTCCTACAACTTTATATCTCATTAGTAATTAGATCCTTTTCTTTCAACGGGTTTATATTCTATTTTATCAATATGTAATTGTTTTAGTTTACAAACTTTCTCTACCTTGCCTTCTACTTTAAGTGAGTAATTAAATTCTACTTTAAATCTTTCTTTTAATTTTTGTCCTATCTTTTCTTTTGATATCTTCCAATCATTACCAAGATGTGTGAGAAATGATTGATATTTAAAAAAATGAAACCCTTCTTCAGTAAGACAAGAACCTAATCTAATTTGTATTCTCTCTCTTGCTTGTGGACCATTAATACAATATTGAAATAGTTCATTAGCTAAAATATCATCTGTACTTGTGCCTTCTGGTGGTGTAATATTTTGACAATTTTTTCTCCACTCATTTAATTTTGCTCTCCAATCTTTTTGTTTTATAGGTTCAAAATATATTCCTGTCTGTTCCCATATCAAGTTCAATACTTCTTTTTGCGTTGTCATTAATTTAAGATTAGGTATGACCACTGCTATCTTATCATCATTAGGCATAACTACATTAAATCTATATTCAGGTTGTTCATATTTTATTATTTCAAAATCAGTTATGTCTGGAAAAACATTTATACTATCTGACTTAACACCAAAAGGTTTTGAGTAACAAAGACTACGCATACATTTGTCTTTGATAGGTTCTTCATAACAAGTATGTCCTGCTGTTTCTTTGTCCCATGCTTTTAATTTTTGATCTAGTTTGGATTTATCCCAAGGATACTCTAGATAAGCATAGTTTGCTTTTGATACAAAATCTTGCCACTTATCTTTGTATTTTTTCTTTGCAAAGACCATGTAATTATACATAAATCTATCTCTACCATCATCTAGTTTTGTTTTAGAACATAAAGCTAAACAAGGTGGACCATCAGAAAACTCAGGGTCAGTTCCTAATAATATATTCTTATGTGTGTCTTCTACTAAAGTATTTAATTTATCTCTTGTTGTTTTTGATTCGTTTGCTAGTTTTATAAATTGATCTAAAGATAGTTTATTATTATCTTTATCAACTGCATATCTATGTGTTTGTCCGTTGTTATAATAAGGTAAGTTAATAAAGTTACCTGGTTTTATGTTTCCTTTGTCATCTTCTTTTAGCTCTTTCTGTTTTGGAAAAATTTCTGTGGTAGGTTTTAATCCTAATGGTAACAGAAAAGATTTTAATCCTTCGATTAAATCTGCTGTAGGTATAAACTCATCCATAAAAATATAACAATGTAGTCCACCACTTTTAGAAAGCATTGGTATTAAAGGTAATTTATACTGTTGAAATAAAGCTAAGTAGTTTTGTATTTTAAAATCTTTATAGTTCTTTGGATCAATATCAATACAACCAAATCTTGCTGTGCCATCAATATTGCAAGGTTGTATACCTATTGATATGTTTCCTGCTATGTGATTTTTGTAATCTTCTTCTGTGACTGGTCTGCCTGACCATTCATAATCTGGTTTTAATTTGTTTCTTTCGGAGTCCAGCTTTGCACTGGACATATCGGCAATACCAAAATCTCCACCATAACCAGTAAATAATTCTATAAACTCTTTAAACATAATGATCCCTTTTTATGGGCGGCTTCAGTCTCCCTA